GCATTTTAAAACAGGCTTCGCATTATTGCTGGCTTCCTCATTCCTAAAGAAATATCCTGATGGCGTTATATTGTTTTACGATAGCGAGTTTGGTACTCCTCAGTCTTATTTTCAGACGTTTGGTATTCCTTTTGATTCTGTGGTTCATACACCGATCACGGACGTTGAACAACTGAAGTTTGATATTATGCAACAGCTGAAAGAGTTGGGGCGTGATGATCGAGTAATGATTGTTATTGATTCAATCGGCAATCTTGCGTCAAAGAAAGAAGTTGACGATGCGATGGATGGTAAGTCTGTTGCGGATATGTCTCGTGCGAAGCAGCTGAAGTCATTATTCCGTATGATTACACCACATCTTACTCTTAAAGATATTCCGATGGCAGTTATCAATCATACTTACAAAGAAATCGGTTTGTATCCGAAAGACATTGTCGGTGGTGGTACTGGTTCATATTATTCAGCGGATGCTATTTGGATCTTGGGTCGTCAGCAAGATAAAGACTCTGATGGCATTCAGGGATATCACTTTGTCATTAACGTAGAGAAGTCAAGGTATGTTAAAGAAAAGTCTAAAATTCCTATCACTGTTTCTTTCGAAGGCGGGATCAATCGTTGGTCTGGTTTGCTTGATGTTGCTCTTGATGGTGGTTATATCGTTAAACCTAAGAATGGCTGGTATGCTCGAGTAAATATGGATACTGGTGAAATTCTCGCACCGAACATGCGCGCGAGTGATATTGTCAACAACAAAGAGTTTTGGATGAAGGTGTTTAAGGAAACAGACTTCTCCAAATATATTGAAAAGACGTATAAGATTGCTCTTGGTTCGATTATGGAGGACGATAATGTCTCAGACGAAGATGATTGATAGTTACTACAATGGTGATGGTTCTCGAGGCGCTATTATAAAGTTAGTCGATGAGCAGTTTGTCGTTGACTTTTATAAAGAAGGAGAGTATTATCATACTATTGAATATCCAAACAAATCTGTACATTACGTAAAAGATGCAGCAGAGAATTACATTCATGGTATCTTTCATAACGTAAGAGACTACAATGTATCATTATAAGCAGCCAAGCTCAGTGAAATATGATTACTCCGAGGGGAATGAATGCAAATCGAAAACACTATTTTCAGTAATCTATTATTCAATGAAGACTATGCTCGCAAAACTATTCCATTTCTAAAAGAAGAATATTTTTCTAATCAAGCCGACAAAGTATTATTTTCTCTCATCAGCGAATACGTTCACAAGTATAATGCATTCCCGTCAAAGGAAGCATTGGCTATTGATCTGAGTAATAAGGTAGGCGTAAGCGAACTTACATTCAAAGAAGTTGCTGACAACATCAGCAAACTTGATATTGATAAAGATACAAAGCTCGATTGGTTGATTGATCAGACCGAGAAGTTCTGTCAGGAGAAAGCAGTTTATAATGCGATCATGCAGTCAATTCAAATCCTTGATGATAAGAAAACAACGGAAGGCAAAGGCAGCATCCCGAAAATCTTATCTGACGCATTGGGCGTATCGTTCGATCCCCACATCGGTCATGACTTCATTGACGACGCAGAGTCACGATTTGAATTCTACCACAAGAAAGAAGTTCGTTTACCGTTCGACCTCGAATACTTTAATAAGATCACGGGCGGTGGCTTACCAAAGAAAACGCTTAACATCTGTCTCGCAGGTACAGGTGTTGGTAAATCACTTTTCATGTGTCACCTCGCAGCTTCTCACTTACTCCAAGGATACAATGCACTCTACATCACATTGGAAATGGCAGAAGAAAGAATCGCAGAAAGAATTGACGCCAATTTGCTAGATGTTACGCTTGATGATCTGAAGGTCATTCCTAAAGATATCTATGATAAGAAGATCGATAGAGTTAAAACTAAAACAACTGGTAAGTTGATCATCAAAGAATATCCAACTGCTTCGGCAGGTTCAGCAAACTTTCGTCATCTTATCAATGAGTTGAAGATCAAGAGAAACTTTATACCAGATGTTATCTTTATTGATTATCTAAACATTTGTGCATCATCAAGGATACGCCATGGAGCCAACGTCAATTCTTATACCCTTATCAAAGCGATCGCAGAAGAACTACGAGGGCTCGCAGTGGAATTCAATGTACCTATCATCTCTGCGACTCAAACAACTCGAAGCGGATATTCGAACAGCGACTTGGGGTTGGAAGATACATCAGAATCCTTTGGACTCCCAGCCACAGCTGATTTTATGTTTGGGTTATCAACCTCCGAGGAATTGGAAGCACTGGGTCAAATCATGGTTAAGCAACTCAAGAATCGCTATAATGATCCAGGGAATAATCGTAGGTTTGTTCTTGGCATTGATCGTGCAAAAATGCGGTTATATAATGTAGAGCAATCAGCACAGGATTTGACAGATGATCGACCTGTGATGGATAATACTAAGTTTGGTAATGAGGATAGCGAGCGTAGTAAACCGAAAAGTAAGTTTGATAGGAAAGTTTTTGAAGGATTTAAATAGGAGAATTGAAATGAGTATGAATAGGCGTGATATCTTTAGAATGATTCCGAAGGGTGCGGCAGCTGTGGCAGTGGCTGGTGCAGTGGCAACTGAAGTTGTTAATGAAGTAGCAGCGCAACCTGCAGTTGAAGTGAAACCAGAGCCACCGAAAAAGAAAAGCTCTCCTCCAGAAAGATCATCGATGACTGTTAATCAGGTGATCAATCCTAAACCACCTGAAGTGAAAACCGATTACGATCGTGGTCCAAACGGAGCTATTTACACTTCAACATTGGCGCTTGGCAGTATTGGTATTATCACTACTGGCGATAATTCTCGTCATGTATCTGATGGGACTGGAGCATCATTTCTTTATCGAAGTTCTGGTACTCAAAGTGTCGAGCTTGGCGTCAATGATGAGGGCGAGTTGTGGTTGCGTAATACTAATGGCGAATGGAAGAAGGTCGTTACTGAATGAATTACAAAACAGTAGCAGTTGACTCTAAGTTTGAAGTCCACGAAACAAAGACGAAGCAAGTGATTGCTTCGTTTAAAAATCAGGATGAAGCTAAGAAACTAATGCGTCATCTGAATCTTGGCGGTTGTTTTGACGGATTTACTCCAACTTTTTTTATCAAAAACACAAAAAAAGTTAAGTAGTTCGTATAAATAGTTGCAAGAATGAATGCGTATTGTGCCTGCAGCACAAAGAGGCTCGTAGTTATAAGGATATGTTATAAGTATAGGAATAGTCGAGAGTAATGGTGGGGTTCCACTCGACCGCATTCGTTTAATAATTAGGGAGATGGTCGTAAGGGACTGTCTCCCTTTTTTTGTGCCTAAATAATAAAAAATAAATTTGGAGAAAACAATGCCCGCTGTAACGGACAAAGAACTTATACCAAGTAAATTTGGTTTGGGTGATGAGATAAAAACACTCAATGCTCTAAAATTTTTAATCAAAACAAAATTGAAAAGTAAGTCTCCTAATGTACAATCAATTTGCGAATACTTAATTGAAAATTCAACAGCCCCAAAAGCAGCTTTTCCAAAACAATCTTTTCGTTTGTCTGACAAAGATCTTAATATCGTATTGAAAGATTTTGGAGAAATATCTGGCGCTATGTATGTGCTATCGGCTTGCAAACTATACAAAGGTGTCAAATTTCCAACAGGAAACGAAAAACTGATCGATTATATTATGGTTAGAAAAGATGGTCTTGAAGAAATGTTTTCCGCTAAAGCTGGTCAGGGTGGCAAACCTTCTGTAACATCTCTTATGCCAGCCATAAATAAAATGGCGAATGAAGAAGGTTTATCTCCAAAACTGAAAAAAGCAATTAAAGTCATTCAACTAATATCAACTGAAGAAAAAAATGGTTTGTATCTTGGTCCATTGAAAGCTGCTAAATTTCTAAAAACACCTGGATACACTGCTCTGATTAAACTTTTAACTGATATGAAAGTATATACAGGCGCAGAAGTTCCAACAGCAGAACAACTTCAGGCTGCGGTTGATAAAGCTGGTAGCTTTAAAAAAGTTATGACGATGTTTAAACCATTTTTCGATGCTTCTGGTTACACAGCAAATTTAAATGAAACAGTCACTAAAAGATTAATCGAAACTCCAAAAGAAGGCAAAGAAAAAGTCTGGGGAGTTTTACATTATCCTATCACTGCTGAATTGATTAAATGGTTGAATGATGATAAAAATGGAGCGAAAGAAGTTCTTACATCAGCAGCTACGACATTAACAGTAAATCAAATATACTTAGACACAGATTCTAAAAACTTTAAATATACTATCAAAAGTTTTTCAAAAGGGACTTTTCAGTTTGGTTCTCCAAGTAGTATGCCAAGACCAACAAACAACAGAATTGGTTTTACTATGGTTAAGAGCAAACAAGCTAAAAGTGGACTACCAGACCATTGAAAGTAATAAATGATAATCAATTTTTCAAAATATCTAATTGAATCGCTCGATGTTGAAAAGCTAAAACATCTTGAGCATGCAGAAGATCATATCATTCATGGCGGTCATGAAGGCGTTGCTCATGCCTCTGACACAATGACAGATGTTGCTGACTTCTTATCTGGTAAGCCTACCAAAACTCGTATTACAACAAAATGGGATGGAGCTCCATCTATTGTATTTGGTATCAATCCAGAGAATGGTAAGTTCTTTGTTGCTACCAAATCAGCATTTAATAAAGATCCAAAACTCAATTATACTGCTGCTGATATTGAACGCAATCATGGTCATGCACCTGGACTCGTAGAAAAACTTAAAGCTGCACTCGCTGAGTTACCAAAGATTATGCCTAAGAAAGGCGGCGTCTATCAAGGTGATATGATGTACAGCGAGGGTGATGTAAAAGATGAAGGCGATAAGCTTTCATTCCTTCCCAATACAATCACCTACAAAGCAGATAAAAACACGCCAGAGGGACGCAAGGTCACCGCTTCTAAATTAGGCGTTGTTGTTCATACACAATACAAAGGCAAACGTCTCGATGATATGAAGGCGAGCTTCGATGTCAATCAGAATGATTTCCAGCAAGACCCAGATGTGAATATGATCAGCCCAGAATTAAAAGCTGGTCAAATATCTGGTATGGAAAAGAAACAATTTGAAGCTAAAATGAAAGAAGCCACTCAAATTTATGCTGGTATGGATCATGACGTATTTAATGTTGTTGATGGTCATGACCTTACGATGAAAACATATATCAATACTTGCGTGCGCGATAATACTGTTCCTGATTTGAAGGGATATCGTAAGTTCGTTGAGGCTAGAGGTAAAAAAGAAATAGATAAAGTAAAATCTGACGCTGCTAAACAAAAGAAAAAAGAACAGTTAGATGTAACACTTTCTCATATTGATAATCATAAAGATCAATTTGAAAAGTTGTTTAAGCTTCATAGAACAATACAAGAAGCAAAAAATACTCTTGTTGGCGCTTTGTCTAGATCAAACACAGGCTATCAAACATACATCGGTGGTAAAGAAGCAAAGCCCGAAGGATTCGTTGCTATTCGTAATGGTCGCCCATCAAAACTAGTTGATCGTGCTGAGTTTTCTGCTGCTAACTTTGCGCAAGGTTCTTTTCAAAAATCAAAAGAGGAAGAAGTTCCAAAAGAAGAAAAACCAAAGGCAAAGGTATTTACATTCGGTCGCATGAATCCGCCTACAATGGGGCATAGAGCTGTTGCTGATAGAGTTCAGCAGGTTGCTAAGGATATCGGCGCTGAACACGAGATTGTTCTTTCTCATTCGCAAGATCCAGAAAAAAATCCGCTGTCGCCAGAACAAAAACTAAAGCATGCTAAGAATGTATTAGGCAAAACAGCAAAAATAAGTGTTGCCGATCAATCAATGCCGACTGTAATGGATCATGTAAAGAGATTCGCTAAAGAAGGCGTAAAGCATCTTGTTATGGTTGTTGGTTCTGATCGCGTTGAAGAGATGAAGAAGCTTCTTGACAAATACAACGGCAAAGAATACAACTTTGATAAGATTGAAGTTGTATCGGCTGGCCAGCGTGACCCAGATGCTGAAGATGAAACAGCAGCAATCTCTGGTACAAAGATGAGAGCGCATGCGCTTAATAACAAGTTTAGAGATTTCTCTAAAGGATTACCAAAAGACGTTAGCCCTGCTGATGCGCAGGATATGTTCAATGATGTTCGTAAAGGAATGGACATTAAGATTGATGCCAACACAAATGCTCGAGCGCTCGCG